CCGGAAGTAATAAGCCACCAGAAGTACTTCCTTTCATAGATCGTATATAAAAATTCTCTGGATAACCATTCTGAGCAATCTGTAAATTAAATGGCTTAAGCTCAGTAATGCCAACTTCAGAAAGTTTAGAAATCAAGTAATTAGATACCACTCTTATGGTTTCTTCCATAATTTTCCTATCTAAATCTTTCTTTTGCACACCAACCTTACGAATAAAATTATTATATGGAGAAATATAAACACCATCTAACCTTGCTGATTTCATAAGAGGTGGTAAATATTTAGGTTTCCCATTTTCTAAAAGTGGTGTTTCATTAATTAAGTACTGGATTTCATTAAAAATAGCTGTTTTTGTTAACTTTGAAGTAGGTTTAACTATATTAAAATTGGTCATATGACCCAAAATTCTTAATCCTGTAGTTTGTTCATATAAAAGTGGACTTTTAGGACTAATATCTTCCAATTTTGATCCTTTTTTCAGACGAATACATCCTTCTGAAACAATTTTACAAATATTAGAATTACGATCAATAATATTCATAATTTCATCCTTATTCAATTCTGCTGCGAAACAAAACTCTGTTGCTACAGCTCCAGCAGCATGAATACCAATTAAAAAAGTTTGATTTTGCAATATAGCTAATAAAGGTTGACCACAATATCCAATTTTATGCGTTGTGCATACATACTTAAATGGTTTGTCTAATATAAAAGGAGTACCTTTATGTGCATCAATTTTAATAGCTCCTTGCAATTGCTCAATAGTAATTCTTCTATCTCTATAGATACCCTTAAATGATAATGTAGTAGGTTTAAAGTTGCACAAATAACTCGTGATATCTTTAAACATTTGACCATGTATTCGCATACAAATTACATCTCCTGACAACTCATAAATGTAATCATAATCAATATCCATTCGAGTTTGACTATTTGCTAAATCATTAATAGAACAGTATAAACTAATAGCTTTTCCCATCTGAAACACATGTTTATTTACAATTATAAAATCACCACAAATACCCAAACCATGTGTTTTTATATCCTGACCATTTGAAAAATAAATTTTTAAATAGCGAATATTTCTATAAATTGTATTTTTAATCTCATCTGGATCATTTAAAAGACGATGTTCAACAGCATATCTGGGTACAATATAATCAACATGATCATAGTTCTTATCATTATCATCTTTCTTTTTTGGAAGAGGAAAACCACACTGTGTATCTCTTTCAATTTGTTCAATTTCTGAATCAATATTATTAGGTGTATAATTTCCACTACTTTCTATTAATTCACTTTCAGCTTGATACATAAAACCCTTTGCAGTCCTGATAAAAGAAAAGATAAGTTTAATAATACCTATAATAATTACAAAATTTAATAAACCAAGTACATATGTTGGGTAAATCTGTCGCTTACGCAGTGTAATTTCTTCTTCTATATTATCATCTTGAATAAAATAAGACTTAATGTATCTAAAGCCAAACTGAATTTTATCTTTAGATTGCAGTTTTAATTTCCACAAAGAAAAATAAACTTTATCTAATAAATAAGAAATAGGTGAAAAATTAGTAATATAAAGAGCTACAAGAGTGGTAACATTTAATTCTGAACGGATGAAACTAACAAAACTTAACATTTCAGCACATGAAAATATAAATGCATAAATCCAAAATAACCATCCAGTGGTTATCCAAAATATCCAAACAGATGAAGGATACCACCACCACTTAATTAATGATTTCTTAAAACTGGATTCTGCAATATACTCCTCAATACTTTCATCAATAGCATGACTAAAAGCAACTTGCTCATCATCATGTTCTTGGAAAACTTTCATAAACCTTCGACTTAATGAAAATATATCAAAATTATTTGAACCATCTTCATTAACAAAATATTCAACACTACTTTTTTTAATTGTAACTGGTTTTTGTTTATAAATTTGAAAATTCCAAAGGTCCATTTTCTTTTCAGAATTTTGAGCTTTAGCAGGATCAAGAGCGGCACTACCACTCTGTCTATATTCTTTTTTAACTTCAGCTTTTACATAAATGAAACGTCTGCGTATTGCAGCAGGATTATTATTTGTAACTTCAAGATTCATCTGTGGATCATTGCAATCAATTATAACCATTTCAGGATGAATCATACACTTTCCTTTTTCATCTACATGTGACATTTCAGCAGAATATGGTTGAGAATCTGAAACCATTAACATCTCATCAACAGCTTCATCACCCTTACTCTTAGCTATATCTTTGGCAATGGAACCAACTTCAGGATAATGTATAATAGGCTGTACCAGTGGATCATGACCATCCCAAAAGGAAGATTTAGGATTACGATCATAAACTAGATCATGGGAATAAACATAATTTC